GTTTCCCAGTCACGATCAAGTGCCATGAGACTCATATCCTTCTATCTTAATATCATCAAAGGTAAAGTCATCTATGTTCTTAATGTCTTTATTAAGAACAAGCTTAGGAGCATCAAATGGTTGTCTGCTTAACTGCTCTTGTACCTGCTCCATATGATTGTTGTAGATGTGTAGGTCACCATACGTATGTGTGAACACTCCTGCTTCTAATCCTGTGACCTGTGCCACCATCTCTAATAGTAGAGCGTACGATGCTATGTTGAATGGTACACCTAAGAATAGATCACATGAACGTTGATATAGTTGTAAGTTTAACTTACCATTAGTGACATTGAACTGGAATAGACAATGGCATGGTGGTAGACCCATACGAGGTATCTCTGGTGGGTTCCATGCTGTTACTATTAGTCGACGACAGTCTGGATTGGTTTTGATACGTTCTATCACCTCACCTAACTGATCTATACCTTGTGAACCATACTCTATGTTGCCATGTCCTAGATCAACATTCGGGGTCGCTCCCCAATGTCTCCATTGAGAACCATAGACTGGTCCTAAGTCTAGGTTAGGGTGACGTGAATCCATTTCAAAGTCGCTTATAACTGCGTCATGCCCACCTCTTTTATATGCTGGTGTCCACTCATTCCATATAGAGACACCATTCTCTACTAGATACCCTATGTTAGTATCTCCTTTAATGAACCATAGAAGTTCATGTATGATGGCTTTGGTAAACATCTTCTTGGTTGTTAAAAGAGGGAACCCTTCTGATAGATCAAACTTAGCTTGTGCTCCGAAGACACTTCTCGTACCTGTGCCTGTTCTGTCTCCTTTATCATCACCGTGTGCTAACACTTCTGTTAATAGGTCTTGATAAACCTGATCAAACTTATTCATATTATTCTTCCTCTTCTTCTACAAAATATGGGGTTGGATTGATGTCGATTACCTTTTTAGGTATTGCATATAAGATCATATTTAAGCCATCTCTACCTGTGCATAGCGTTACTTTACCTGCATCATAAGCGTCTCTGGCTTCTTGAATCTTAGGGTCATTATCTGGCCAAGATTCATCTGCTCTACGTATAGCTACAATGTGTTTTTGTAACTCCTTACGACCTTTACCTTCTGGGGTATAACCGAACTTTTTATTTTCTATAATATCTATCTCACGTACTGTTTGCATAGGTGTGTGAGTATCTTTGGCTGTCTTTACATAGTCCCCGTCATTCTCCTTTAATACTTCAAGGACTCTTTGCCGTTTATCATCTGGTATCATATAATTTACTTCCTTAATTCAATTTGGTGGTCTGCCTCTGGTTTTTGGTGAGAGACAATGATTACTTGTTTAATAGTTGACTTTAAGTTTCGTAAACATTCTGCTGTGTAAGATGCTCTATCAGCATCCATTGCAGCATCCACCTCGTCAGCTAGGAAAAGACTAAACACTTTGTTTGTCAACACTGTACCTAAACCAATACGGATTGCTAGGTTAGCGACACTCTTACCAGAACCAGATAGTTCTTCAATGGCTTGACCATCTACTTTGATGTTAAACTCTTCATCAATTACAATGCTGTTTCTTTCCCCTTGTGTCATTTGAGATATTAGAATACTCGAAACCTTATTCAAACTAGGTACAAGAAACATCTTAACTTTAGGCTTCAAATCTTTCAAGCCTTTTTTAACATTTTCGTTACGATTTATTCTCTCCATGATCTCGTCGATCTGAGATTGTCTATCGTCCATTACTGCTTTCTGTTGCTTGTAATTTCCAAGGGCGACTTCATAATTACTATATTGTTGTAGACGATCTCTATGGGCGACCACCTGTTCTTCAATAGATTCCAGTTCGGTTAACCGCTGTTCAACAGTGTCTTTTCTATCAATAAAGTCGAGGTACTTTTTGTTGTCACTCTCATACTTCTCAATGTCTTCGATCTCTTTACGTTTCAAACGAATAGCCTCTGACTGATCTACTCGCCCAGCCAATAGGTCATACTGTGTCTGTAACTCAGCAGAATGTTTAAGGTATTCCTGATACTTACCCCATTCTATTTCATGTTTGGTTATAGCTTCTAAGGTATCATCTGGCTTGTCAACAGGTTCTACTTTAGGTCGAGCATCGTACTGTTTCCATGCTTCGATAGTTGATTCTATTGTTGCTACATTTAACTGTATACCTTTAGGCTCTTCATCAATCTGACTCAGACTAGATAATTTTTCCTTTAGTTCATTAACTGTACTGTTCTCCAATGGAAATACACTTTTACAATCAGGACACTCTATAGTATTGTCTTCTAAGGTTGCTATACGCTCCTTTAAGTCTTTTCTTTCTAAATAGATATCTCTGTCTGTCAACAATTGTATCTGTTCTGCCAAGAACTCTGGTGAATGAATAGGCTCTGGGTACTGTGCTAGATGTCTTTCATACATTATGTAGTCAGATAACAACTTACGCCTTAGTGCGAAATTAGACACTGCACAATCTGTTGGTAGGTTCTCCATCTTTGTATGTAGATAATTGATTCTATTACTAATAGTCTCAAACGTTTCCTGTTTCTCCAGCAGGTTCTCCAACGTATCAGAAGTAACCTGTGGTTTAACTGGTTGTTCTACACGAGAATTGAGAAGCCATGAAGAGAGTTGAATGAATTCCTTATACTCTTCTTCCTTTTTGTCAACAATGGTTTTGAATGTTTGTGTTTCAACATAGTCCTTTGGCTTCTCTGGCTCTTCAACACTGTGTAAGGTGGATTGAAGTGCCTCATGAGAGCGTTTGTCAAGTGAGGTCTTCTCGTTAACATTTTTGATCACTTTCTCAATAGCATGTAAGCCTATTGTTCTTTCTACCATTCTCTTACGTTCAGCAGGTGTCTTCTTTGATAAAGCTTCTACTTCTCCTTGAAGACATGCGTTTGATACATCGAATACCTCTAGGTTGTACCCTAGTAACTTCTCTATAGCTTCGTTGACTGGTTTTGTACCAGATACGGTACGTACATTGTCACAGGACAACACATCTGTTCCTGATTTACTTCTGCTAACCTTATAAACTGTATCACCTTTGGCAGGTAGAGTGAAACTAACGTCCACTACCAGTTGGTCAAACGCTGACACAGAAGTTCTTAGTGCCTTTGTACCAAACAAACCATAACGGATCATTTCCACTATCATAGACTTACCAGATTCGTTTGGTCCAGTAATGGCTGTTAAACCCGTCTGAAAGTGGTGGTCGCCCGATAGGGACTTACCTGTTGAACTAAATGTAGCTTTGTATTTAAGATGTTTCAGCATTGGCTATCTCCAAATAAGTCTTCCACATTTCTTGTTGATATTCTTCATCAACTCCATGTGCTTCTAAACATTCCATGAACAGCTTCTTGAATTCGAAGTCACCTAAATCAACCTCTAATTCTTCCTGCCCATCTTCCTTAACCATTTTGTATGTGAACTGTAGACAGTCTAAGTTATCTGGTATCTCTTCGCCTTGTTTAATCATAAGACGTAAACACTTGTCATGATAAACTAGAGGGTCGACTGCCATCTCTTCCTCATACTGTTCTAACGTACGAGTTACATAAATCTGTTCTGTCTTGTCTTCTCCGTGAGAATATGGTTGCATTGACCCTGTACCGATTACACGTACACTGTGGTGTTTGACAGTTAACTCTTTAGGAATCTGTTTCATATCTTCGATACGAAGATAATAATCACAAGGGTTGTGAACATGACCTGTAACAATTGTATCGGTACAATCTGATAGATACTCGAACGGACATAGATTTTCATCGTCTCCACCATAACTTTCTAAATCCCAATGACCAAACACTGCATCAATATGTCCTATCTCTGCCAGTCCGAAGTCTTCACACTTCTCCTGTGTTGATATGAATGGATTGTAACCCATGAAAGCTAACATTGTTGTCTGATCTCTACTGGTATAAAACAGAAAATCTTCTACGACCAGTATATTCTTAAAACCACACAGCATATGAACCAGTAGATCAAAGGAAGAGAACCTTTCATTATCACGACTAACATCATGATTACCACGTATTAAAACGTAATCAATCTGAGGATTAGATGTCGCTGCTTCTGCATACATCTGATACGTAGCCATGACAACAGATGGATCGACAATAAACTTATCAAAAATGTCACCCATCATCACATTAACGTGACAGTTCTGATCCATTAGTTCAAATGCCATGTGTCTCAACTGACCTAACTCTCTTTCACCTCTACGGGCAGGAGGTGTCCCTACAGAGAAGTTGCGACCCAAGTGGGGGTCACCGATCAGTTTTAATTTTAAGCCTGTTCTTAATTCTAAATGCATTATAGTTTTCCTTCTATAAAATCTTGGTGAGCGAATAATACTTTTAATTGATAGAAACAATCATTTAAAGCGTTGTGAGCGGCACCACCATGTGTTACGTTCTTTTCAATCTCTTCTGGTACAGGGTTCGTACCGTGTAGACCTCTGATATAACTATTCATATCAGTTGCGTCTCTGTATGAGAATGGGTTAACTAAGTCACAGTCAGCAAAGTAACTTGCTATATACATGTAATCAAAGTGTGTTGGTTTTGACCAGAAGCGTAAGCTACCTGCTGGTAGTGCCCACTGTTGAAAGGCTTGCATTACATCTTTATATGGCTCTGCTCTAGCGTTAATATCATCTAAGATCGCTCTAGGTTGTTGTGACCACCACACCATTGTGCTCTTATCCCAAGACCGAAACGGAGCCATTGTTAATGCTCTGTCAAAGAAGTCTGGACAAATTGTTCTTTCTTTTAAATTGAATTTTACCGCACCTATTTGTAGTATGCCGTTACGATCTGGCTGTAGACCTGTTGTTTCAATGTCTACCATTATGTCTGGATATTCCATATTATAGTTCCCATTTATAGTTGTTGATCTCTTCCCATTTGAAAGAGCGTTTATTGTGATTGTGTATAGCACAAGCAGGTACTTTATACCATACATTTGTGATTTTATTGTGTAAAAAGAAGAAATATTTACCACCTGCCATGTACTGTCTCTTCGAAGAACCCATCTGTACTTCTGAGATTTGACCGAAGGGGAACGAGGTTGCATTGTTACATGATTTCACCTCAGCGTAATAAGTCTCACCATCTTCTGTAACTATGTAATCACTTGGTTGAGCCTTTGTACTGACTGCTTTACCTGTACGACCTCTTACTTCTTTACTGTCCGTGACACGATAGATAAAACACTTCTTACCGTATCTACGCTTGAGTTTTAACTCAAAATCATTTTCCGAGTCTGCGCCTGTGTTCTTCATCTTTCATCCTTTTTCTTCTATGAATATGGTAAGTAGCCGCAGCTTCTATCATATCTACTTCTTCTCTGGATAATCTCTCCCACCATCTATCTCCATACATAATCATGGCATCATGTGGTAGCGATCTCATGTCTTCAACAGATGATATCTTATAAACATCATCTGGTTCGAACCTGTATAGATGGCATAAGTGTCTAAAATGTTGCTCGTTAAAACATATAATTCCTAACATTATCGACCTGCCGTTTCATATAAATAATCAATTGCTGTTCTGATTTCATCATCATTCAGACGAGAGTCTGGGGTAAATCCACATAAGTCAGGGGCTTCATCAAGTTCTATCTGACCGATAGGGGCTTTATCTGGATGATAAGGTTCGAATGTAAGACCCATTGAAGCAGTAGCATCAATTTGAAGACTTGTAATAATGTCTGGGTGGTCACACATTTTCTCTTTAACAACTTTGATAAACTCAACCGCTTCGTTTTTATTAACAGAGAACAACAATTCATCGTGTACAGGCATTTTAAATCTAGCCTTAAACCCTTGTTTGATGATCTCTTCATTAATAGCCAAGATAGATCGTTTAGCCAATGTAGCACATGACCCTTGAATCATAGAGTTAACCAACTGGTTTCCTGCTCGTGCAGCAATCTTACGAATGATTAGATTGTAAAATGTGGAGATACCTTTATTGCCCATAGCGTCACCTAAGTTAGCCATTTGAGTCGCCCAAGCATGGGTCACCTCCTGACGGTAACGTCTGTGACCATCTGGTAACTCAACGAACCCTGACCACTTAGCTTGTTCTATAAGATCAGTACGCCATTTCTCTGCCACAGCGAAACGCTGACGGTAACGATCAGTAGCTTCCCACATCTGATCAGATGTCCAACCTAATCTCTCACCAACAGTATTCAACGCTCCTGAATACCAATAGTTAAAGTTTGAGCCTTTACCAACCTCAGTTCTCCAATAGCCTCTACGTTTACCTTTAGCGATTGGGTTACCATTACTGTCGATAAGTAAACCCGGCACTACGTCTTGTTCATCCATAACATCACAATTAGTTAACATATCTAATGTAAGTTCTGGCCATACAACTTGTAGAACGTCACAAGTGGCACCTAGGTGTAAGTCTTTATACGGCTTTTGACCGTAAGCCTTGAAGAATTCAGGGTCTTTAGAGAAGTCTCCGATCTCAACAAGTTCGATCTGAGACCAGTCAACAGACACGAGCACTTCATCCTCAGCATCTGGTTCATAGAACCCACGCACATATGTACTCTCACCACGTTTAGTTAACTGCATACCATTTGGATATGACATTGCCATACGTCTTGATGCTAACTTAGACGATAACACAGGGTACATACGCTTAGTTTCTGGGTCAGTAAGCTGTAGATATGGTGTAATATATAGTTTCATACGTTGATCTAAGCTAGCTAGTTTATTGAAAGCTACCATAGCGTTCTCACAAGCATCTAACCAATCATCTACAGACAAGTGTAAATCTTCTGGGGTATTTTTCTCTCTGTATTCTTCGTCCGTTCTACATCTAGCAATTCTGTTAAGAATACGCCCACGACTTTCTCCATCGCTCTGGGTTTTACCTTTGGCTACGTAACTACGCATACGCATTAAGTCGTACATAAGAATACGAACTTGGTAATAGTGTTGAATGGATAGATTTTTATTTTGTGTAGACTTTAATCCCAACCATGAGTTTGACACAGCAGATGATACTTGACGACATTGGTCAAGATCGTCACTTTCATTCGGCGACTGCACCCAAGCTTCAAACCTCTGACGAAGTTCATCTGGTTTCTTAGCATACCATTTATCGTTATGCATCAAACCTTTATGAGGGTCTTCTGGAAATGGTAGTAACGGCTTACAAGCTAGCTTTAACTGGCGTAGAGCCTCAGCATAGTTATGTCTCTCTTTATCTTGTTGCTTAATAATAGCGTTTCTGTTAACCAACAATCCCTCTCTCCACAACTTAGAGTAGACATGAATCATAGGGTTCTCTTGATCCATAAAACATTTGATGGCACTTGGACAGTGCTCTCCCATAAAGTCGAGCAACTTATAAAATAGTTTCACACACCAGTAAGCATCGTCAGCACCATAGTCTGCTGTCTCGTTACCTGTTAGTTCGCCCATGTGCTCTTTGTCGCCCAGTGTGTCTTCGAAAGTAGCCATCTGGAAACCGAACCAAGACTTAACAGCTTGTTTCAGACCATATCCATAACTGACTGATTTACAGTAACCGTTATAAGAATGAGACGCATCTGATTCTTTAGCAATAACCTTGGTTAGCAGTTCATGTTGATCTGGTGACATATTATCACCGTAGTTCCAGTTGGTGAAGTTCTTAGCAATCTCACTGTTAAGCTTCTTGATATCGCCTAACTGACCACCAGTCCATTTGTCTTGTGGGTATTCATCTGGTCCATACGCTGATACACACATCTGGAGAGTACAGATCACGTTGTTACCGAATTCATAATTCAAACTCTCACCCATCATTGTCAATTCAAAGGGGGCATTGTGACAAATGATAAGCGTCTCACTTGGGATTGCATCCATGATTGGACGAACCTTTTCCCACGGAATACGATTTTCTACGTCTGCGTGGTTCAGGTTGATGTAATATGATACATCATCACCCTCACCATAGAGTGAAAATCCCGCAACAATAGTTCGTCTAACATCAAAAACAAGACGTTTCTTGTTTCTGTAGGATGCAATCCCTTCGTGGGCTTCGTCATAAGTTTCGATATCGAAACCTACAACAGGGCGGGTAGTAACGCTTTCAATTAACTTTGGTAAATATTCATCTATATTTCTAGCATCCACTAGAATTGCTGGTACTGTGTCCATCTATATACTCCAATTCTCTCTTTAAATACCTATCATATAATGTAGGTTCTATTTCTTGTGTAAACCATACACACCCACTGTGATCCCAGACACCACCACCTAATACTGTCATAACATGTTCGACATTAAATATAGGAGTAGCTTCTGGGTATCTACGTTTTAACTCTAAATGAAATAGCATACAATGACCATTCATGAAGTCTGCATCAGCGTACTGACCAGATATTTCATCACGAATATCTTCGAAGTTATCCCAGATAGGGTGTTGACTATTTGTCATCACGAAATCTCACGAAACGTGGGTGACGAAGTGAACCATCTGGTGTTACTTCATGGTATTGGATTTCAGCGATAGCAAAGTGCATTTGATCACTGTTCTCCCAGAATTCTTTACGTTGAGCATCAGAGAAACCTGAGCCTACTCGTACTTCAACACCATTATGGTCAACAATAATTCCACCAAGCATACCTTCATACTTGCCTTCACCTTCAAAGTAACCAACTGTTTTCAAATCTGCGTCATTACAATCTTTGATCTTCATCCAAGCGTATGAACGTTTTGGTTCATAGACTCCGTTGAAGTCTTTCACGATCACGCCCTCTTCACCTTGTTGACGATACATATTATAAAGTTCTAACACTTCATCGTTGTCTTCTGCTAGATGGTGGTGAATTATCGTCAAGTTCGGGTGGGGGTTATGTAACTCTTGAATAGCTTTTATTCTATCAATCTGTTTAACCAAAGTTATACCTTTGAATTCATTCTCTGTTAATATGTCAAAGATATGGAACTTAGCTTCTTGGGCAACTTCATCTTTCTTACGAAGGGCTGAGATACTAATATTAAAGTTTTCACCTGATGTTAACTCTCCGTCTATATAGATAGTCGCATCTAAACCAAAGTTGTCTCTGATCAAATCCTGAGTTTGTTTCTCTAGGTGTGGGATAGATGTGATAGGTTTACCGCTACGGCTCACAAACTCAACACCTGTGCGTTTAACAATAGCAACGCAACGCATACCATCGAGTTTAGGCTCAACATATACTGGCCATTCCGTGACTTTCTTAGGGTCATATTTATGAGCCAACATTGTTTTGAACTCATAAATAGCTGTACGATCCAGTGCTTTGTTAACTGTGCTGATTGAGAATCCTGCTCTCAAATCCTTTTGAAGAATATTATATACCAACGTGGCTGTACGGTTTGTCATGTCACCAAATGCTTTTTCAATAGCCTCTAGTGCTCTGTTGCCCGTTAGTTCTCTATTGGCTAGTCTGTCAAGTAAGTCAGTGACGTTGAGTAAAGTCACGTGATGTTCAAATGTTTTCTCATGAGGTTCTGGTTGCTTTACACTTTTAGCCACACCATACTGAATAAATGGTGACAACGCATACTCCAACAGCTTCTCAGCTTCTGGGTAATCGTCACACATTTCTTTTACTAACTCTTGCTTTTCAAGTTTACCTGAAACTTTAGCAATCTCTTCGATTCTTTCCTGTATGTAATCTAACATATATGCTCCTATTGTAATGTGGTGGGTTCCTTAACCCGTTCGTTTATTGTTTTTACCATGACTGCATCGAATTGTTTCACTGATTCCTCATGGTCATACGGTGTCCACATTCCTTTTTGGTTTGTGGTCACCGTGTAATGTACATACGCAGCTAGAGCACCCATCATACCCTCAACAATAGTGAAGTTATCAACACCATGTTCTTGGGCGAGTTCGTTTGCTCTATGTATAAATGTATTACAAACTCTGGTTTCTTCCTCATTCATAACATGAACTCCTCAAATACTTCCTGTGCCAATTCAGGAGTCTTAGAGTTAATTGTAGTTCCTGCTGACACTATCTCGTCAGTCATAGGAATAAAATTAACTATCTTATGATAATCCAGAAGAAGTTTTCTGTTTTCTTTACTTTGCATCCAAGTGTGAACAGCTTTAGGAATTGGTAGTTTATCCAAATGTTCAGACACCCGCTCCTCTGACTCTTTAGAATAAGAGACAATAACAGCTTCAAGTAGTTGTAAATCTTTATCATTAAACTTTTCGAAAGTTCCTTTACCAAACCCCTTCGCACCTTTTATGTTATCAGATGGATCACCCACAACTGTTTTATACAAGGCTACCCAACGTGGTGGGATAGGGAATTGACTACGTGCTAATGGTACACCAAGTTGTGCAAAGTCAGCATCGTTACTTTCAATGTTAATCTCGTGACCCTTCACTTGTAAGTCACGACAAAGGTGAGCAATAACATCATCTGCCTCATAACCATCTACCTGACTGATCGTGACTGGGAAAC